CGTGTTCGGTGGCCAACTTACCCGAACGTTATTATTGCCATTTTGTTTGCCGTCATTTTTTACAAAAATTGCAGTATATCTAATTTGTATGCTTTCAGGGTCGACGCCATCCTTGCGGGCGTACTGATTATACATGTGACCTTGGAGTAATTTCCATTTTGTTCTCCAATTATACTGAAAACTCCTCAGCTGGTTAGAGTCGTAGACCATCTGGACGCCGCCGGGGCGGATATATCCCGTTATAGCATGACCTTTCAGGCCCCCTTTGGTGTCCTTCCAAATACCTACGATAAAGGCGTGGCTCAAACGATACACTCCAGTCCCACGTCTTTTTAGGACTGAATTGAACTCTGGGTTTCCAGGGACAAGTCGAACCACCGCGGGAACGGCCTGTCCGTATATAGGCACGTAGCGAAGCGCCAATAGCGGAGACTCGGGCGTTTTGTAAGTAGGCCACATCTTCTTCAAAAACTTTTCAAATTCTGATTCACTACCATAATTGAAGTTGTTCTCGACGAGATTCAGATTTTTGATAAGGGTATTTTGATTGACATTTTTGTTAACGTTTCGTGATTTCGTCCTAAGGCGCTCGTTTATGTAGGACCAGAACACGCCCGAGTTCAGCCGCCCGGGCATGGGGCAGACGTTTCCGACGGCGCCCAACGTCTTCTTGTACTGGGTCAGATTTCTGTTCTTGTATTCTTCGAGGCGCTTTTTCAAAAGCGCGCGTCCTCTATACCCTAAAAGGAACCCGTTGAGGATCGACAAGAACCAACACCCACCTTTATTCGCCGGCTGCATCCGTCCCTGAGTCGGCATCCTTTCTTATTTGCTACATTAAAATCGCGCGTTCTACCGTGACCCCTCTTAAAACATAGCGTCTTTTGACTTGTATGCAGACATTGCGAGTGACGTCTCGCGTCGACGGCGTTGAATATGAGATGCCATGGTATAGGACCTGCAAACAACACGCGCATTACGTGGAGCCGCAACTCCAATGGAAAGATCAACCGGTTCAAGACGCTCTCGAACCTCAGCTTGATGCTGACCAATGCGCAGAAGAACGCACTTGGTGCCATGTCTGAAAACCAGGCTATGAATACTATACGGCGGTTGGCCCGGCTCTCTACTTGAAAATACTATTATGCAGGGCATCCCTGTATGTAACCACTAACTCATCGTGCTCTCCGTTCATCCCCTTGAACCGAAAGCTCGAATCTAAATTTTCAAGGATCGCACGGTCCTGCTCGACGATCGCCTTGCCCATGAGCACGAAGAGTGAAGACGGGACACCAAAGTTCTGACTGAACCCCACGAACATCTTGGTGGTGAACTCGTCAAGGGGGCATAGGGTCACGTACGTCATGAGTACGTTGTCCCCGTGGACCTCCACTTCACTCCACGTCGTGTACGGGAGAACAAACGCGTGGAAGTTGTGAGTCGTGCTCAGACCGAACAGTTTGGTCGATAGGGCTTCACGGTTCGGCACGTAGTCAAACTCGATCGTGTGGCCCCGGTGGACGACGTTCGTCGGCTTCTCACCGGCCGTCCCGAAACCAAGCGGGTTTGCGTGGACCCACGAGGCGTGACACGGGTCGATCCCATTCTCGATGATCATCTGGGCGGACTGCTTGATGGTCGTCTCGAACCACATGGTGTCGAACTCGGGATCGGTGACGTGCGGCACCTCGGGCGGGTCCGGCCCGTCCAGGCCTTTCGGGCGGACCCACAAGAGTCCATCTTGATCTTTCTTGTCAAAGTCAATCTGGAGAAGCTCGGCACAATCATTGCCCCACGGCTTGCACAGCTTCTTCTCCGTGTATTTCCATCCGTGATATGGACACTCCAACGTGCCGTCTCGAAGCACCTTGCCACCTGCGAGCGACGCACCGCGGTGCCGACACGCGTCCGATGTGATTTGGACCTCGTGATTATGATTACGCCACACGACGTAATTGCGATTCAAAAGAGTCACCTTGCGCGGAGCCGTGCCGAGTGTGGAGGTGCGCGTCAGTGCGATCCAGCCCTCCATACTCTAGGAACGTGAGATATTTTTAACCAGTTCATCTTTTTCTTTTTCCCAAGACCCCTGTAATTTCGCGCATCGTCAGTGCGTTTACTCTCGGAGTCAACAGCCGCATCATCTCATTCTTGGCGTTGTTTTTCATGGGTGCAACGTACCCACCCGGAACCATTGGCTTGTTGATAAAGTTCACAGCGTATCGTCCGTTGTTACTTCTCACGTTCAGACGCGCTCCTCTGCTTACCAAGAGGCGCGCAATTCGCGGTTTTCTCTGAAACACTGCCCACATAAGAGGAGTTACGCCAGAATTGTCCTTGGCATTTATATTCGCACCTGCTTCGAGCAACGCAAGTACATTATCTTCGCGACCGGATATAACTGCCCACATAAGAGGAGTCCTCCCTTTATCATCCCTCGCGTTGATGGTAGCTCCTTTATTGATGAGATACTTGAGAATATTCGTCCGACTATGTGTAGCGTGAGCTAAAGCAGGCATACGGTGCGTATTATGCCGAGAGTTCACGTTCGCACCTCCCCGTTCCAAAAGTCTCCTGACTCTAGCCATATTGTTATACCGGATGGCCACTACAAGTTGTTCCGCGAGAGGTCCTCTGGATGTCATATTATATTTTACACAATAATAAATTAACGCTTAATCAATGTGCACGTCAGAGCGATCCACAACCCTCCATGCTTGTTATTTTTCGCGTATAGAGACACTAGCACCTGGAACAGTAAGATGAACCCCGAAATATGGTCCAACCTACCCCCGGACCTCATTGAACGCATCGCACATTTCGCGGACATTGATTCGAGACGTGCGTTGGGTTTTTTGCCACGTAGGCTCGTTTTGCCCGACCTGAATCTTCCGATGGATTCAGAGGATTATACAGAGTTCAATCAGGGTAGATGTAGATATATTAGACTCCGTAATGCACGTGTATACATAGGCCCGGACGAAATTTCATGGTTATTTGGTACAGATGATTTCAGGACGAGTCGGAGCTATTCGTTTCGGCGAGACGGGCTTGTGACTTTTTACGCTCTGCTCGTCGCGCATCATTCTCACCACCCTGACTTCAATGAGGATGGGTCGTTTAAAAGGTACAGACCTTTAGAGATTAAATGATATTCAGAGGCGAATAGGATTGCGCGTGTAAGTGGTGCGGAGACCTGGAGGAAGGGAGAGCAGTGCACGGGTTAATGCAGCGCGGTTCGCGGGTGTGAGCCCGAGCACTATTTTCAGTGCTTGGCCTGTGTTTACAGACCGGAGGGTCGCGGGAGCATGGTGTACGTGGATTACGTTGCGGAAGGGGCTTCCGTTGCGTTTGGGGCTGTTGCGTTTGGGGCTGTTGCGTTTGGGGCCGTTGCGTTTGGGGCTCATTTTCTATAAACATAGAAAAAAATAAGAACCAGAAGTGGTCCGTGGTCTAAACCTCTTAAAGGGCCAAGACGTTTGTAGAATAATGGCTGATATTGTCTTCACGTGTATTATTATCTCAATCTGTCTGAACTTCACCAGCTTAGCCCTAGTGACTCGTGAGTTGGTGGTTCGTGAGTTGAAGGACCGGCGGGAACCTGTCGGATACGACCCGAATCACTTTAGAGAATAAAACATCTTTAAAATTAAATGATATTCACCTGGCTAAACGACGATGAACTTCGCGAAATCGGGTGGTCCGAGAAACATATAGATAATGGCCTCGTGGCTCAGGTGGCTGCGTTCTTTTTCGTGAAGGACGAGGGTGACGTGTACAACGTCCGGCGCAATTTTATGCGCGGAACGTACGATTTTGAAGAGAACGTCACATTTCGCGGTGAGGAATGGGCCGCACTCATCACGACGTGGATTTAGACGAACTTGACGTTCATGAGGTCGCGGCGGTAGACGGTTCTACGGTTGATGGGATCCTTGAAAACCGCGTCAGCCCCCTTCATTCTCAGGATCGTGTTCCACTGTTTGCCCCGCGCGAGCCTTTCGATCGTATTCTTATTGTAAAATGTGCGCCGACTCCGCATCGCACCGTTCGAGAGCAGGCGCTTTTTGATAACCATGACCGCCTCATTGCCCATCTTGAAATTTGTGTACGACACGGGATCCGTGGCATTTGCAGGGAGCTTGATATTCACTACGTTCTGATGGATCGTGTGAGGACGCATCGCAAGCCATTTCTTAGCTGCAGCGGACGCTTTGGAGTAATTGGCGTTTGGTGCTCGGGCGGCTTGGGGAGAGCCGATTATCCCAGCGGCGCGGTAATACGGCATAAATTCGTTCGAGTTTGATTCGTTGTTGTTTGATCCTGCAAAAAGCTGAGTTCGTCTGGGATTGTTCGTCCAGACGCGATTGTAATTCATCGCGAGATGGCGAAGTATAGCTAACGCCCTGTTCTTTTGAGAAGTGGTAACGTTCTGGCGGTGGTGCAGTTCTATAGCACGGCTGAACAAGTACTGCTGACGCTGCTGGGACAACTCTACGCGTGACCACGGACCGTTCGTACGTCCTGTCGGTAACACCGCCTCGAGTTGTTGATAAATCTGAGCCGTTGGCATCTGTCGCACATTTGCAGTGCGGCGGAGTTGCACCACTGGCATTTATAATAGATTAGGAAATAATATCCGCATACAGTACGATGACTCACACCAACGCCCGTCTGGCCCGCCTTCGTACACTCGTCGCAAAGACGAACGCGTCAGGCCCTGGACTCACGAACGCCAACAAGAAGCAGATGAACACCATCCTCACCCTTGTGAATTACGACACACTCGGAACGAACAATAAAAGATTGTACAACCGGGCTTTAAATGCGACTATTGGAAATGTTGAAATGAAGGGCGTCTCTATGAAAAAAGTGGGGCGCATCTTGAACCAAATGGAGGGTCCCTCCTTTTAAAGTCATACGACCCTAAAAACACAAGATGAACCCACAAATATGGGGCAAACTACCATGGGACATCATCGAACTGATAGCCCACTTTGCCGACATTGATTCGAGGCGTGCGTTAGGGTTCAAGCCGCGGAAGCTTCCACGCTCGAACTTCGTCCCACGACCCATCGAACCCACGACGTTCAGATACTTTGCGGCGACCCGGAAGCTTCTGTACATCAATTTTGACGAGTCGTACGACGTATACAACTGGGAGGTCTATGACAACATGGGGCGCGTGGATGATGATGAATGGGGCCCCTTATGGACCCAAATAACACCCGGAAGACACAGGGGCGTCTGGCGCGGACTCGACGATTTCGTGTACTTTGATAAACCTAGTTGGCACTGCCGTCGCCACTTTGCGGGTCAGCCGGAAATAATCCCAGCCTAATATAAATAATGCCGCCACTATCGGCTATACAAAGGCGGGTTATCCTTGCACTCGCAAATATTGCGGCAAAAAAGGAGGAGGCTTTAGTGAAAGCACGGGCCAACTTTTATAGAAATAACAATAACGACGACTTGGAGGAAAAATGGCTCAGGGCACGCGCCAATTTCTCCAATGCTCACCACGCTTTGACCATGGCCGAACGCGCGGCTGGGCAGGACCCAACTACAATCAACTATAGCGTCCTGGAAAGAAATAGAATTTCAAATGCGCTAAGCAAAGTCTTGATGGGGACGCGACTTGCACGCGTGACGTACAAACGCGGTCTCGCGGAGGCAAAGAAACTTGCTTTAGCCAACATGAAACAATTCAATAAAAACTTCAAACTCGTGCGAGGGCGGTACACGGCCATACCCACCGTGAATATGACGCGCCGAACGAAAAAGTCGCCGAGCCCACCACGCAAGCGCGCCAGAACCCCGAGCCCGGTGCGCCCAGCCAACAATGCGCACAGACGGGTGCATGGTATAGGACCTGTAAACAACACGCGCGTGACCTGGAGCCGCAACGCCAACGGAAAGATCAACCGGTTCAAGACGCTCGAGAATATCAACCTACACTTGACGCAAGCGCAGAGGAATGCACTGCGGGAAATGTCTGAAAATCAGGCGGTAAACTATATCAGAAACCTGGCGAGGCAGAAATAATCGTGTTCTGTGAGGCACAGGAAGCCGGTCGATCAAACCAAAACCACCCAAAAACAACCTTCCGATCCACTTTGCGGGGGTGCCGGAAATAATCGTGTATTGCGAGGCTCAGGAAGCCGGTCGATCAAACCAAAACCACCCAAAAACAACCTTCCGATGGCTACCCTCAGCTACCACACCTTCTGGAACAAGTGGGAGGATGGCGATGTCCCTACCCTGACCGAGGCGTTCAAGGATGCGCCCCAAGATTGCAAGGATGCCGCGTGGTACGGCTGGAACGGTCACGAGTACCACACGGCCGCTATGATGAAGGAACTTCTGGAGATGGGCTGCGACCCCAACTGGCGTGAATGCGACGACTGGTCCCTCCTTGAGTTGGTCCTCGAGTGGGGCGGCGACGAGGAGTGCCTCAAGTTGCTTGAGAAGTATCACGCGACCCTCAAGGTTAAGAAGCTCGTCGCTGAGCGCGAGCACCTCAAGAACGGCTACGCAGCGGACCTTTTGGCACGGTGTGAAATCGTGTAATGTGACCCACAGTGAGCAGCGAAGAGACCCACAAAACACTCAAAAAAGACCCATGGCTTGTACCCTCGCCAAGTTTGCCTCCATCCCCATCAAGTACGCGCCCAAGCGCAAGTTCCTTGAATTCGCCGCGCCTCAGTGGAAGAACAAGCTCGGCGAATTCAGTGATCCGGATGTCCTGAGTTGGATAAATAATCTTTATCAGGACAAGGCCTTCCCGACCCGGGAGGCATTTAATAAGGCCTATGACGACGCTCTGGCCTCGAACGCCGCCAGTGCCAGTGCGGGCGTCTCATGGCGCAACAAGACAATGATCATCACGAAGGAGGACGTTGACAATTTCGAAGAAGAATTCAAGGGCGGGGCGTTTTGCGGCTCGGAGACTGCCGCACAGAAGACGCTGCAGAAGATGCGGGCCGCTTTAGAGACCGGTGAGAAGGTGCTTTTTGTATATTGAACCGCATGTTGCTCCCTATACCTATGGGTCTGAATCCCATTTTGTTATAAAATGCACGGGCCTCAGGGACCGATTCGAGCGTCACCGTCTTTAGTCCCCTCAGGCGCGCGTTGTCTATTATGCGTTCCATCAGCACCCGACCTATTCCGCGTCCTTTATTCGTCCCTATGAGGCGAATACGCATGTCGCCCTTTTGATTCCGTTGATTCTTGTTAATCAGAGCAAAAACGACCAACTATCCGTTTGTATTGATCACAGTATAGTGCCTGTTACTGAATTTGTAAGCGTTTCTGAACCAATTGCGATCGATGGTTTCGCGCACGAGTCTACGGGCATTCTTCCGTAGGCTTTTATTCAAAAGCCTGTTAGGACCCAGGATGGCCAGGTTATTCATTAATTTTAGTAGAGAATTTAACGGTCACGAGCCCATGCCTTCTCGAGTTCGACAATCTCCTGCAGGGCCTTCTTGTCGCGGTCCGGCTGTGTGATCTCGGCGTACTCGGCCTCGAGCTTCGTAAGCGGTGCGCGCAGTTCGGCGTGATCTAGACGCTTCCGGGCCAACTGCGCCTCGAGCGCCTTGATCTCGTCCTCGAGCTTCACGACCGGTCCGTGATCGAACGCCTTGAGTTCCTTGTTTTTCGCCTTGCGGGCCTCCTTGTCCACCACGCACTCCTTGATTTCAGCGCGTTTCTGCGCCATCCACTCGCCGTGAATCTTCCATTGCTCCGCGTCACTCAGTCGGTTCCAGTTGCCCTTGGCCTCGGCGAACGCCTCCCAGGCCTGTGCGCGAGCCGCGTCTAGTCCCTGCTCATCCCGGGCCCAATCAATCTCTCGATGATGCTCTTCGACGCCCTCGTAGATCGTGTCGTAGCTGCACGGCGGGTAGCCCTCGTAATCATCTGGACCCGTCTCGAAGTCGGCGTCGTGGCAGTACACGAAGCCATCCTCGTCTTGGTCGATGGAGATGCCCCAGCCCATTTATTGAACTAGGCATCGATCCTTTATTTCAGACACGCCTGTGACAGCGACGCAAACTCTGACGATAGCTGGAGATGCCACGGGTACAGGACGAACACCTGAAAGCACAGGGCGAAAACACCGATGGACGTGCTGACGATGGGGACCCACCAAAGTGGAGACTTTACGAATGGGGCCGCGCCTGATTCAATCTCCATGTCATATGTTCCCTTTTTTAGTAGGAATTCTCTGATGCCATATGACGGCGTCACCATCGCGCACGATGCATGTCGAACCGCGCCAACGCGAGTCGGTCATGATTCGCCCGACCTCGTCCCACATGTCATCCTCGTCACGAAACCGCCCTAGGACCTCCGGGGGCGTGTCATTGTGTTCGAGCCAGATGGTCCACATTAGTGCTTTAATTTCTCATTCCTTTATAAATGAAGCGGCATCCGCGTCATGTGACGCTGCGGCGGCGCTGGCCCCAGCGTTACTTTTCGGGTCTGAGCCAATCCATGAAGCTCATACGCGAGCTGGAGCTCATAAGGAGACGCGGGACGCCCTATCGCAAGCTGAAACTGGGACGATCGAACAAGGGTGGGGGCGGCTCCGCCGCCGGCGGACGCAAAGCGTCCTTGGCCCGCCAAAAGTCAAAATGGACTCTTTTATTTCACAAAACATATCCTGGTCTCAAGTTCAATAAGGAGGCTATTGCTCGGCGGACGGGGATTAGCCGCTCGACGCTCAACACGGTCTATAACAGAGGCCTTAAAGCCTGGAAGACGGGTGGGAGCCGCCCAGGAGCGACGGCGCCCCAGTGGGCCGTCGCGCGCGTCTACAAGTACGTGCTCGTCACAAAGGGCAAGGCGCCGCGGGCGTGGTACGCCACGAGATTCGACCCGGATCAGAATCTCAGGGTGAAGCGAGTGTGAGCGCGCTGCGAATGTCGTGCGAGTTGATAAAGTCCTTCATGCGGTTGACGTTGTCCTGGAAGCGCTTGTTCGCCGACGCCTTGAGGAACAGGGCCCAGTAGCTCTGGGCGCTCCGAGACTGGTAATCGTAGGCGGCTCGGTTGAACTTGATCGAGTCGGCCACCTTGAGGGCCCGGCGCACGTTGTGAAGGTATTCGCGCTGGATGGCGTTCATGGTTGGATTTGACATTGTCGGTAAGACTCTTAAGCTTTAGAGGACGTGTTTTTTAAGAATCCTCGCGGCGACCTTCGAAGTACCCCCTGAGTTCCTTGGCGAGTCGGTGGCCCTCGGGTGAGAGTTGGACGAGGCCCGAGTCCGTCATGCCAGTGTCGGTTAACGGATCGAAGTTGTTCCGGGTCAGAATCTCCCAGCGCTCCTTGTACCGGCGATCCTCGAAGCGGCCGTGCCAGAAGTGCAAGATGGTGCCCTCGATGTACGAAACCTCGAGGCCGCGGCACGCGATCTGGTACTCTTCGAGCATGGCCTTGTAATTCCTATGGATATTACCCGGAGCGCTGTCGAGTGCCCGGCCGATCCATGCGAGGGCCATGTGTCGATCACCCGAGCCGAGGATGGCCCAATCGACCAAGCCGTGCATTTGGTCGTAGGCTTTGCGCGTACAAGCCCAGGCATACCCTGGGTGCCAAAAGCCGTACCGGTCCGTCTTCGTGTAGGCGGTGCCGCTGTCCCGGTGCATGTATCCGAAGCCCTTGTCGATCTTCAAGGACTCTCCACTCGGGCCCAGGTTCACGCACGTCTGGAACATTTGAACTATGTCGTACGACTCGAGTTCTGTCAGCGTGTCCTGGACCCATTTACGATTCAGAAACTCTATGTCGGCATCGATCCAGGCCATGTATTTCCAGTCTTTCGGGAGTTCCCTGGTGCCTATATTCACCAGATTCTCCTTGACCCATACCGGACTGTCGACCGCTATCTTGACGTGCCGCCACGCTGGCAGTCTCGGAAGGGGCGCTGGTCCATCGGCTTCGACGACTACGATTTGAATTCCTTTTGTAATTTGTATGCTCCGAACAAAAGCCGTGAAGAGTTCCCGTCTCCTCTTGAACCCGCAAAAATTGAAGTAGGGTAAGATGACGTACAAGGGCTCCTGACGGCCGAAGCAACCCATATATTACTTTTAGAGAAGATAAGTCTCGTGGTTCTCCATCTGGAGATTGGCCGAGTTAATGAAGATGTCGAGCTCCCATATGGATCCGATCGTCGGGCACCAGTCGGGTTTGTAGCCTTGGTGCTCGTTGAAGTAGACCGGGTGCCAGTTTGGCAGCCACCGGGCCGTGTTGAGATTCACGAGTGAATCGTCGACAAATATGTGCGTCTGGTGCTTTCCAAAGTCGCGGTACGCCGACCCCTCTGGTTTAATCGGGGAATTTACTATGTTCCCATCCGGGCATACGACATAGATCCGGTCACTGATGGCACGGGCAACCTCACCGGCCCACTCTATCGGTGAATTTGTGAATAGTGTAACGTTCCAGTCGGTCTCGGCAATCTTGTGAATCTCGGCCGCCTCCTTCTGAAACTCTGTACTGCTGAGAACTTCCCAGAGGTGCGTCCGGAGTGGGACGTCGTAGACCTTCTTGTTGAAGTCGCTCGTGTCGACCCCAAAGAGATTCTGGAGGCCGCGGGCCGTGTGCCCACACGTATTGTACAACAGCCGGTTCACGCGAGCCGGCTCCTTGCACTCGGGCAGCTTCGCCTTGACGTAGCGCTCGCAATTGCGTGTGACGTGGGCGAGGAGCGCCTTGTCGCGCAGTAGAACCCCGTCGATATCGAGCACGAGTGATTTTACGGCCATTTGAAATTTAAATGTCCGTACACTTTAAATGTTCCGTGGTCTCCGTTCGCTCTTTGTGCGCAAGCCCAAGTCGGCTCCGCGGCGCAAGTCGGCTAGCCCAAAGCGCCGGACGCCGAGTCCGAAGCGCCGGACGTCGCCGAGCGTCCGGCGTTCGGCCGCGATCGGCCCGTTCTGGGCGCGCGGCAATTACGCACGCCGTCAGGGACCTCTGAAGGCGACCTTTTAAAGACGAGAGGCGCTCAAAAGGTACAATGGCACTCAATGTTATCAAGATTAATCCTCTTGCAACTCTCCCGGCGCGAGGCACTCCCGGAGCTGCTGGGTACGATCTCTTCAGCACTGACAATTACGTCGTACTACCAGGTCGTCGCGTCGTCGTCTCGACCGGAATTACAGTTCAGCTCCCGCCAGGAACTTATGGCCGTATTGCACCTCGCTCTGGACTGGCCGTGAAGCACGGTCTGGATGTCCTGGCGGGCGTGGTCGATCCGGACTATACAGGTGAGGTCAAGGTGGTTCTCCAGAACACGGACATCAATCAGCCATTCGTGATTCGGCCGGGCTATCGCATCGCCCAGTTGATCCTGGAGCAGTGCGTCACACCCGAGGTTGTCGAGATTCCGGGTGAGTGCACTGGGCTGGTCGACGCTTCGTCGACCGCCCGCGGTGCGGCCGGTTTTGGCTCGACGGGGGTGTGAGACCAGTCGCACGCGACTGAGATCTTTTCTCACACTAAATTAAGATGAAGATCAACTTCACACAATACATATTATTAGGAGTCTTTGGCGTTTTCGTACTAGCAAACACGATGAGCCGCGTCATGCAGATCGACACGATGCCATACAAGGGTCGGGACAAAACGATTCTATTCTTTTCAAAAAATATTTCACAGGAAGGTAAGCAATTCGGTCCGCGTATTTTGACGTTCTGGAACATTTCGCACGTCATGTATCACGCCGTCGGGGGTTACCTGTTCCCCGATAAAGCAATCATTCTTTGGGCCCTAGGCGTTTTCTGGGAGCTTCTCGAGTCGGGCTTCGGCTACATGAACCCACTCGACATCATGTGGAATACCATCGGTGTTTTCATTGGTCTATGGCTCGCCCGGCTTAAGAAACAAAAGCCTTAAATTACTAAGATGTTCCAGGCTATCGCCTGGGAAGGTGGAGACTCCACCGAAGGTCTGTACACGATACGGATCTTCGGCCGAGCCGAGGATGGGCGTTCCGTATCACTCGGGACGCGATTCAATCCTTATTTTTACTTGAAAACTGACCGAGATCTCAAGAACGCCGTCAAGGCGGCGTTTTACAAGGATCTGGTATCGTGCGAGGTCAATCACGGCCGGGACCTCTGGGGGTTTCAGAATGGGGCCCTGTCGCGGTTCCTGCGCCTCGAGTTCAAGAGCCACAGGGGCATGCGGAACTGTGTTTGGTGCATCGAGAACGGCCGGTACCCGGAGCTGTCCGGGTGCAAAGTCTACGAGGCGAACATCGACCCGGTGCTACGCTTCATGCACGTCTCGGGATGCGCCTCGACCGGCTGGATCGACCCGGGTCTCTGTGAGCCGGACCTCGAGACGACGTGTGAAGTTAATCTCTGGGCGCCGAACTGGAAGCTCATCAAGCCGCTCGCGCGCGACGATCTCGCTCCACTCCGTATCATGTCGTTCGATATTGAGTGCTACTCGAGCACGGGCGCGTTCCCTGACCCACGCAACCCACATGACGTCGTTTTCCAGATCGGTATGACGACCAAGGCGTTCGGACAGGAGGGCTGGATCGATCGCAAGTGTTTGTGTCTGAAAGAGACGGCCGGACCGGACGTCGAGTGTTTCAAGACGGAGAAGGCGCTCCTCGAGGCGTTCCAGCAGTACCTGATTCGCATTGATCCCGACATCATCACGGGCTGGAACATCTTCGGGTTCGATCTGGAGTTTCTGCACTTTCGCGCGGCCCTGAACGGCGCGAGCACCATATGGGGTCGCGTCAAGGACTCGCCTATCGAAAAGGTGACCGTCAAAAATCTGAGCTCGAGTGCCCTAGGCAACAACGAGCTCAAGATGACGCCGATGAAAGGCCGGTACGTCTTTGACCTCTTCCAGGACGTCAAGCGCGAGCACAAGCTCGAGAGCTACAGCCTCAACAACGTCTCGAAGCACTTTCTGAAGGATCAGAAGCACGACATGCCGGTCAAGGAGATCTTCAGCCGGTATGCCGAAGGCGATCCAGCCCGGCTCGGCGAGGTCGCCGAGTACTGCATCAAGGACACGGAGCTGCCTCACGCGCTCATGGCGAAGCTGTGCCAGATCCAGAACCAGGTCGAGATGGCCAAGGCGTGCTGGGTCCCTTTGGCGTTCCTGAGCGAGCGTGGGCAGCAAATCAAGGTGTTTTCGCAGATGGCCTACAAGGCCCGCCAGCTCAATTTCAT